GCTTGCATAAGTTCATCACGACCACCAAGTTGTCCTTCTGTTTTTACTCCTAATAACATTGGACTTGTAACTCTATGTCCAATCATTATATTCTGTGTAAGTAATTCCTGTAAAGCAACATACTGCTTATCTGCATTGCTCATACTTATTGGAGTTATCTCTGCCGCTCTATCTTTGCTATCAGAAAAAGACAAAACAAAACGTCCACTTGCTTTTTCTCCTGTAAACTTCTTTTCTATACTTCTTTCTATTTGTAAACGTTCCTCTTGTGTAGGGATTCCATTGTTAAAATTTATAAAATAACTTCCTGAGAATCCATTTTGTATATTGTTGAGATGAAATTCGCTGACTTTTTGGTCAATAAGTGCCCAATTACAACAAGAACTATAGTCAGGAGTATAATACATTTCCATATTTGGACTATATAGACCAGTATATAATATCTGACTAGGACTTGTCCTATCGTTCATACTAAATGCAGGAATTTCTTGTGGTTTATTTTTTCTTGTATTTTTCCAATCTGCGCTTATATAATATTTATCCACTCTGCCCATTTCGTTTGGTAATCCTACTCTTAGTCTTTCTACAGGTATATGATATATCTCGCTTATTTCTGTTCTGTCTTTACTCCATATAATATTTAATGCAAAACCACCTTGGAGTTTAAAGTCAAAGGCGCATTTTTTTATAACCTCATGTAGTGTTTCATTACTATTTGCATTTGCTATGAATTTTTGTAGCTTAACATATGCCTCTAAGTTATCTGTTTCTTCTGCAACTATTTCTTGACCTGCTATCATTTCGCTTGTAGCATTTATGATTGCTGCATGGGTTGAGCTATTATAATATAAATCTATTAGAAATTGTGGATATAAATTTCTATATTCATCTGTTCCATATTCTATATAATCTTTACCTCTTATTTCTTGTATAATCGGAGCTGTTGATGTTTCTAAATTTATATTTATAAGATTATCTTTCATATTTGTGATTTCCAATTGTCGTTATTTAATGCAACTTTAATTTCTGCATGTGTATAAGTATCTACATCATTTAAGAATATAGGTGTAGGTCCAATCCATTTTACTAAAAAATATTGACCATCATTAGATAATCTTAAAGTAGGTTTACCTTCTTCTATTACTTGTGAAAAATCAAAGATAGGCTCACCATCTGCAGTAACCTCATCTAATAATTCTATATTACATATTGCGTATTTCATCATGGAGTATCGTTTGTTAAATCTGTTTTTATCATATTAGTCATTATACCTGCACCACCTAACACTTTTCTAAAAGTAACATTAGTAATTATGCCACTAAATGAGGCTATTCCATACACTTGTAAAGCATGATTTCCTGTATATTGTGGTTGCATATATGATTTAATTGTTACTGATTTATTTAATTCTGTGCTAGTGTATCTACCTGTTGTAGTATTTGTATTATCACTAACTAAATCTCCAAATAAATTTGTTTGTCCTGTTCCACTTAGATATTCTCTTGTATATGCAACTTCATATATTGCATATTGCTCTACTGCTATTGTTTGACTTATTTGAGAGTTATCTGTTTGCTCTGCATCTCTTATTGCTCTATTGTTAGGAGCATCTATTGTCCAACCAGAAGCTGTAAACCAACCTGCACCCTCTTCTCCTGCTGGTATGCTAAAATCTCCATTTACTACTAAATTATCTCCTAAAAGTGGTTTTTTCATATTAAGAATAATTCCTCTAGTTAAACCGGTAGATGTTGAACCTGTTTCTTGGAAAAATTTGTCAAAATTACCATCTCCAAATAAGTAACAAAATTCTATGTTAGATGGATTATAGATATTATCATTTATACTTCTATTTCCATGCATTGGATTTATAGGTTTTCCTGCATTATATATTGCTCTTACTTCGTCTAATGATAATGCTCTAGAAACTCCTGTAAGTTGTAATATTTTACCTTGGAAAAAATTATGTGGAGAAGTAAAAGACCTAGAGCCAATCCTTGCATGTGTCGTTGTTGATATAGTTTCACTCACAGATGCCGACTTAACTAAAGATGCGTTTATATATATTTTAGCAGTAGAGCCATCATAAGTACAAGCAAAATGGAACCATGTGCCAGTAGATACTGCAGATGTAGTTTCTGTAATTGTACTATTTAAGACATAACGCATTTTTTCATTTCCTATACAAAACACTAATATTCCATCTCCATTTGTATCTCGTATATCTATTATTGTTTTGCTATCGCTATCATCTACAACTTTAACCCAACCAAATATACTGTGAACTGTATGACTAAAAGTTTGGTTAGTATCTATATAAGCATCGTCGCCATCAAAACTTACCGACTTACTTGGTTTATATTCTGTAACGATATTAGAGTTAAAAGAATGGTTTCTTGCTAACATTATTGTCCTGTTAAGCCATCTAATTCTGTATAACCTATACCACAACCACTTTCTAATTGTATTGCAGTAAATCTTCCTTGTAGGATTGTTCCTGCAGGTAAGACTAAATCTACTAAGTTATTTGCATTTGTAAAATTAGCTACGGTTAAGCTAGATATTGTACTTTGTACAGGAAAATGAATTAAGTAAAAATCTTTACCTGTTTGTGCCGCAGTTGTGAAAACTTCTGCAGAACCTTTTCCAAGCATTTCTCTTAGTAAGTTATTATTTGTATCTGATATTGACATTAGTTTATATGTATATAGTTAGTACTAGTTGTTTCTTCATATTGCGTATATCTTACTTGTTCGCTTCCAGATGTTTCACTAACAAGTAATTTACCTTGCTCCACTAAACCTTTTATTGTTCCATGTGTTCCACTTGTATCGTTTGCAGTATCAGTTTCGTTCATAGGTGCAGTATTTACGTCTAAGGTTGGAACTGTACCATTAAAACTAACTTCATAAAGTTCGTACTTCCAAAAACCATAAGGTTTTAAATTTACACGACCAGATGCTATCCTCTCTGTTGTGTTATGCTCAAATTCTAACTTTGTAAATCTATCATTTAGTGTTTGGTTTTGTCCATATGCATATTTTACAGAACCAGATAAATCGTTTGTAAATTTAGCTAAAAAACGTATTTGTGAACTTGGAACAGATGTATCTATTCTCTTATCCTCTGTTGAGAAATAAAAAACGCCATTCTGTCCATAAGTTATGTGTTGCATATACTTAAATAGAAAATTAGTTAATTTATTTTGACTAATAAAAAAAAAGAGGGCATATAGCCCTCTCCTTTATCATGAAAACATAGTTTAGTCTGCATCAACTGTTACAGTAAATGCAGTATTGTCAAATGGTGCATCAGTATAACCTGCAACTTCTTTGCATGGCTCTGGCTCTTGACCCTCAAAAGTCAAATCATAACCATTCATATCTCCTAGCGCCACTCCACTAGCACTAGTTCCTGCAGATAACTCCATACCATTATGTTCGCCACAACACCATATTCTAGTAAGACCAGTTGGTTTTGTGCTGTTTGTTTCTACAAATATTATTAATCTATTTTGTGCTAATAATTTTATTTCGTTTCTATCATCAGCAGTCATATTGTGCAATTTGATATTTATAGATGGAGTGTAGAAAACTGTACCATTCTCAGAACTAGGATTTATTGTTTCTGTGAAACTACCTGTTCCTCTTTTTAATTTGTACTTTCTCAATGATGCAGTTAAGTCTATATCGCTAATAAAACCACCTGCACTTGCTAATGTTGCTTTATCGTACTCAATAAAATAAACCGCTTTTATTCCACCGACAGCATCTCTACAGTCTAAACCACGTCCTTTTGTTAAATCACATGCCATATTATATAGTTTTAGGCAATTAGATGAGGGTATAAAACCCCCATCCTTTTGCATTAATTATTAGTCTAAAAGAACAACGTCTGCTCCTTGTGCCACTTGCACTCCTGCTGTAAACTTAGCAACCACTCTGATATTGTCAGAACCATCTAAGTCAGACATATCTAACATTCTAATTTCTGTGTGGTCAGATACTAAATCTGTTCCAAAGAATAAATTAGACTTCTGTGCTGCTACCATTCTGTCTGCTTGCATACCTGGACAAACTGCAATCTTAACACCATTATACATAGGAACGAAAGCGTCATTCATGTTGTATAATTGTTGGAATCCTGCATTTGCTTGGTTCTCTAGGTAAAATCTATAAGCAGTCGTACTCATGTAGATATATAAATCTTCTTTTGAGTATACTGCTGCAGGTATTGCATTTACTAAAGTAGTTAAATTAGTAACGATATTTGTAGAGCTAAATGCTCCTGTTGCTTTGTCTGCCTGTGTAACTGTTGCATCTACACTTCCTATAAGTAAACCTACAGTATCATGTAAATATCCAGTAAAGCCACCTGCATTAGCATCATTACCATGCCAGATATTAGCTTCAACATGGTCTGCTATTGTAGCTGATAGATACGAAACTACAAACGCTGCAAAGTCGTCAGACATATCTCTGTTATGTGCACCTGCCGCCATTTGTGCTGCTTGCCAATCTGATAGTAAATCTTTTTTACATAAATCTACATTAATTTGTAATTCTTTTGGATTTAGGACTTTCTCTGATAAAGTTAAAGTTCCTGCATCTGTAAAATCACAAGTAGCATCTGCAATCATTGATGATGTACTTACATTTGTTATATTTCTCTTGTATTTTATATTCTCAAGAATTGTTAAATTTTCTAACGACTTAGCAGAACGTAACGCTGCGCCAATATACTGACCGGCATGTTCGCCACTATAGTTAGAAGTAATCGGTGATGTATTAAAACCCATTTTCTTTTATTTTTAATTATTATTTATTTAAGTTAAAGAAAAATCTTTCTTTGCTACTCATAGCATTGTAAGGTTTTCCTTTAGGTACTTGTGTCTCGCTAAATTTAGAAACTCCTACAGGTGTTGTAGCAGGTTCTTTACTTAACTCAGTTATTTGACTTTGCAATTCTGCTTTTTCTGTTTCTAATTGCTCTGTCATTTCTTTTAGGTCAGTATTTTCTCCTTTCATTTCTTTAAGTTCTGCATCTAGTCTGTCTAAATCTGACTTTACTTCTGCTAATAACTCCTTAATAACTGCTCCTATTTCGTTTATAAGACCCTCTTTGTCAAATTCTACATTTTCTGACATTTCTTCTTTGTCTTTATAACCCATTTCATCTTCTTCTTCCTCTTCCTCTAACTCATCTTCTTCTTTTTCTCCAACTTCTGCTACGATACCTTCTTCTTCTACTGTAAAAGAAACTCCATCTTCTGTTTCATAGTTTCCTACAGGTAAAGGCATTGTAGTGCCATCTTCTGCAAGTATCATTATAGATATACCTGCTTCTAATTCCTCTGCTTCAGATACAACTATTGTACCATCCACAAGTTTTGCTTGCATAGCTAAGTTTAGAGTTTCTACTTCTTCCTCTAAACCTAGTGCTACTCTTATTTGTTTTTTAATATCCATGGTATTTTTTTTATTTTAAATAGAATCTTTCTTTTTTTGTTTCATTTTCATACTATCTTTTTCGCTTTCCTCTATAATATCTCGTAAAGCAACAAGAATATCTTTTTTGTTTATAACAGGTTTAGACATTTTTTCCATTTTATCAACGAAATATCCCTCTATGCTTAAACCTTTTAACTCGCCACTCTTTATCCTACTCCATAACTCTTTATTTTCTATTTTCATTTTCACAAACCATGTTCCATCTGGTAAGTCAAAACCATATAGTTTAGATTTGTCCATATCGCCCTCTTTTATCCAACTTTCAACTGTAAGTACACCTGCTACTCTATCTTCGTGTTGGTATGTTGCTTTATGATGATTATTGTATTTAAGATACAATTCAGACGCTTTCCTAACAGTTTCCTTACTAAAGTATACATAATAGTCGCTATCTGTATTTGGATTGTATCGTAGTATTTGTTTATTTGGTATTAGTGCAGGACTAATGAGTATCTGTTTATCATCATCTGTTTTAGCAAAAGTTAAATTATTCTTTTCTTTGCCAAAGAATATAAAGTCCACTTCAATTGCAGGACTTGTTACTAAACTTATAGCATCTATTGATAATTCTTCATTTTCTTCGCTAATTACTAATTCTGTTATTTTGGTATATTTCTTTTTCATGGTTTTTTATTTATATGGTTGCTCTACGTCTAATATTTGCTAATTTATTTTGGTTATTGGTAATATCATCACTAACTACATACGCTCTTTGTGGTTCTATATCTGTCGTTCCACCTAACTCAAAATTTCCACTAACTAATCTTGGTGCAGGTGTGTTAGTTGGAGTTGGTGCATTACCACCACCGCCACCGCCACCACCACCTTTAACTTTGGTAGATAATATTTTTCTTACATTTGCTAATCCTGCTACTATAACTGCTGCGCTTGTTAGAAAACCTGCTACGCCACCTTGTGCAAATGCCTTTGTAGCACCTGCGTAAGTATCTATCGTTGCTGATGCAACTGCTAATGCTTTGTTATCTCCTGCGAGTGATGATGTAGCTGATGCTAATGATGATAAACCACCAATAATTGCATCATTTTTTGCCTGTGTTGCTTTTTTCTCTGCATCTGTTTCTGCATCTCTTTGTTTATCCCTTTGTGCTTTAAATTTATCTCTTATTGCTTGTATCTCGCTCTCTTGTGCCTCTGTTAATTCTGCTGTATCTATTCCTAATTGTTTTTGTCCTTCAATTATTGCAAAATACTTATCATATACTGCATTTATTTGTTGCTGTTCTGCATCCAATTGTGAATTATAGTATTTGTCAAGTATAGTAGTTGCATCTGTGGTTAATTTGTCTAATCTTTGTTGTTCTAAGTCAATGAGTTCTTGTTGTAACGCCATCTGTGCTTTTAACCTATTTTGTTCCTCTGTATTTATTTCATTTTGTAACGCATTTACCTCTGTAATAACTCGCCTACGTAATCTTGCAGAGTTAGTTTCTGCATTTATTACTTGTGTCTTTAATTGCGCTAACTCTCTTTCATCTTCTGCACTATTTTCGCTAAGTTTCATTTCTTCTTCTTTTATTTTCATTCTTTCTCTTGCTAACTCCAACTCTCTTTTGGTCGTTTGTTCTTCTAAGTCTAGTGCTAATTTTAGGTTTTTTAGTCTTTCTGCCGCAGATAAACTCTCATCTTCTGCTAATAGCCTTGCTTGTTCTATTTGCTTACGAGTTTCTGCTTTCTGTATCATAAAATCATTTTCTGCATCTCTTAACTCGTTTGTTCTTACTTTTAAGTCCATCATTGCTTGACTTTCATTTTTTATCTCATCCACCACGCCTTTAAATGAGTTTTTTAGTAAATCAGCACCTTGTTTAAATTCTCCGCTAAAAATCAATGTTAATCCCTCACCAAACGAGCTAATTCTATCTCTTAACACATCAAAAGTGGCTCTTATACCTGTTAAAGCAACATTAAATTGGTCTGCTCCTCTTTTCGTATTGGTAAAGAAACCTGCTAATGAACCTATTGCTACAACAAAGGCACCAATACCTGTACTAATTAAACCTGCTCTTATAGTAGCAAATGATGCTTTAGCTATACCTTTCATCTTAGTAAATCCTGCTCCTATATCATTTAAGCTAACTCCAAACATTCTAAAATTACCTAAAGTATCTTTTGCTTCATTATTTACTTCTTTTACCTCTTTTTTTAAGTCTTTTGTTTCCTTAGTGGCACTTTTTATGCCTTGACTTTCTATTTTATATACTCCTATTGTTTCACTCATATCTTAAAAATCTATTGCTGTTTTACACGTTATCATTTTTACATTTATATACCATTCTAAATTTATATTTGCTGACCCTTGACATTGTACAGTTAATCCACCTGCAGTCGGACTATCAGCAATAACAGGATTGGTTATATCTGTGTTATTTATCTTATAAGTAGTCGTTTGTGTTAGACTATCTGTTGCACTATCTGTTCCTGTTTTTTGTGCGCCTTCTATTTTCCACTGGTCAAAATTACCTACTGTACCATCTGTTCCGCCTATACAAAAACTTATAACATCAATCTCAAATATTTGGACTGAACCATTTATTTTTTGTATATAATGACTTACATCTAAATTTGTATCAGTTGCATCTATATCTCCTGTTTTTTGGACTATTGCACTATGGGATTGATTTCCTGCTGTTATTGTACTCATAAGAATAAAACTTGTTTGGAAAGAAGCAAGTCTTTCATCCAAAGTGTCAGCAGTTTCTAAATGTGTACCACCACCAATTACAAACTCTCCTCTATTTGTTGCTGTACCAAAACTACCTGTTACAAAACAATCATTTAGTCCATTTTGTATAACATTGTTAGAGCCAATTATTAATGAGTTTTGGTTATCGCCTAAAGTTTTATTTTTTGTTCCTGTTATTATACTATTTTCTGTTCCACTTTGTGCTTCATTATTTGCACCTTTTATAGATAAAGTTTCATGCTTTGTTTGTTGTTCTCTATCTCTAGGAAACCTAAACGCATAACAAACTCCTAAATTCTTATCAAATTCATATCCATATGCTCTACAAGTAATCTCATTTGCAAAAACATCATTTGTTCCATCTGTGAATGTAACTTCTCCTGTTGCCTCTATTACTTTCGGTTTTATTTTATATCCTCTTTTAAAGTCCATTATGGTAATAAAATTAATTCTACTGTTGCTAATTCATCTTCTTTATATTCTATTCTATTTACTCTAAAATTTCTGTTCTTAATAAATACTTTATCAAAAAAATTAAAATTTTGTATGTCACTTGGATTTAGGTTTAATTTTACAGTAACAATTCTTGTATCTGGATGGTATAGTTCATCTATATAGTTAGACCAATAAGTGTTAAATAAGTTATTTACACAAATTTGCCCCATACTTGGAAAAAGCGCCTTACTTTCAAAATTGTAATCATTAGTATCTATTGTAGCAGGTACTTCTTCTGTATGACTAAATGATAAATATGTATTTTGTTGATTAAATTGTGAAGAGTTATTTTGTGGTGGACAACTATATGTAGTTGTTGGTAAAGTTTTAACACCTACATCATATAATATTCTTGCTTCATTGCTAAAGTCACTAAATTCTTCTTCGTCTTTCTTAGAAAATATAGCAGGTATGGTAAATTCTTCATCCACAACATCTAAAACAGGCTTCATCACAGTTGGTGCGAATACATCTAATTTTATTTCTTTTTTATTTTCTAACCTGTTATAATCACTATATGTTCGTACACTACTACCATAATAATATGATGTAAAATTTTCATATATTTTTAGTGGATGGTCACTTTCATCTCTTTTATAAGAAAATGTGGTTGTTAAATCTAGATTTTCTAATGGTTTTAGTTTATATTCTCTAGTATCTAACTTTTCTGTCCAATCTAAATTATTTACGCTTATAGTAGTTGTGTCTGCTGTATCTTTAAATACTTTATCATATGGTTCTATAATTATATTATTTTTATCCTCTTTATCTTCTATAAATACAAGATTAAACATTTTTCGTAGGTCATTTAAGATATCAAACAACTTAGTTGAGCCTCTTTTCTTTATTAAGTAATTCTGTAAAGTTGTACCTGTAGAACTATGCCTAAATATTGCACCATCATGTATACCTTTTTCTTCTCTGATTCTACCTGCATCATCAGTTTTTACCTGAAATTGCAAGAAATCTCCTACGTCCATTATTACATTAGCAGAACCTCTAAAAGTTTTATTTGTTAATCCTAGTAAATCTCTTACTTTTTTGTTTATTACTGCTTTTTTAACTCCATTAGAATCAAAATGTACTAATCTAAATGTAATTTTTGTCCTAAATACGCTTGTATTTCTTACGCTTAATGTATAACCTACATTTACATTTAAGTTATTTACTGTATTAACGAATCTATCATTTGATAAATTAAAATAAGTTAAAGATGGAGAGAGTTGCGTGTCAAAATTATATGCTTGGAATGAAGTGCCAATGAAACTTTCTGAACCATCAAGTCTTACAATATCTCGACCTGCTGTGTCAATACTAAATACACCCTCACCCCAATTAAAGTCCATATATAATTTTTTAAAATCAGCATCATCAAAGAAATTACTACTAAAAGTAAAATCTGTCAAAGCAAATATTTTATCTACTATATATCTAACTTTAAGCCATGGTCTATAAGCTTGTTCCAAATTTTGTAATTGTAACTCATTATTATTTGCAAATAAAGAACCTGTCCAATCACAGAAAGGATATTTAAGTACATCTGTTCGTGATGCACCAACTGTACCTGCAAAAGTACCAGATGGTAAAGGATTCGTTAATGGTAATGTTCCTGTCCATGATGCAACAATATTATCTTTATTATAATCATGGTCTAACTCTGTAAAATCTAAATCTGCTATTGTATTGTTAGCTAATCTATCTTTAAGAGATAATGTATTGGAATATAGATTTACATTATACATTACCTCATCATCTTTTTCCACTACATCATTTAGCTGTAAAAAACCATCAAATATAGTATAACCATCATTTTTTAAGACTGCTTTTGTCTTTACATATGGATTAAAAATAGTAGAATTAAAGGTAAAAGTATCATCTTGAGAACTCCTCGTTATGTCAAATATTTCGTTAAAAATCCTATTGTTTCTTTTTGTTCCAGGTAACATAAAGTCTTTACTATAACTCTTAGTTTGCTCAATGGTGTTTTTAAATTCATCCATGCTTAATGTAACAGGTATATCCTCATCATCATATAAATCACAAATTACCTGTCCATCTTCTAAATCTTCAAAAGTAACAGCGCTAAAACCTAATGCTTCTTTAATTTCTACTTTATTAAGTACAAGTGTACTTGGAGTAGTTCCAAAAACATTTATAATTAAATCTAATTCATTGGTAAATGCAGTAATTAGTAAAGAATATGTACCTGCACTTTGGATAGTATTGTTTACAAATGTTTGAAAATAACCAGTATTTACACTAGGGTCTGCTGTAATAACTTCAATTAGAAATGAACCTGTTGGAACGCTTGCTATATCTAAATTTAACTCATAGTCATTACCTGCAGTTAAATTAGGTATTTTTTGAGCAATCATAGACATTTGCTGTACAAAAGAACCTGTGTTTAATGTAATTTGTCCACCTGTCTGTGTAGGTGCAGATAAAGTATTAGTATGCAATGCAGTCCAATTTCCTGCTAATAATGGTACTGCGCTAAAACCATTTACAGTATGGAGTGTTGCATATAAATCTAAATATGATTGCGTAGTGCTAGCTGACAAAACAGGAGAAAATATAGCGTTGGTAAAAGCATGGTTAGCTACATACTGACTAATATGACTAATTGCTGTTGAGCTAAATGTGCCATCATGTGTTTGCGGAAATAGTATAAGTTGAGTATTAGGCATGTTGTATGACTTTATTTTTGCTCATTTCTATTTCTAAACTATATTGTATTAGTTTATCGTTTGCTTTTGTTTGCCTTGTATATGTTTGTGATTTAATTACCACAGGCGTAACATATTTTCTACCAATTCCACCTATATCTAATGTTTCATGCTCACTAAGTATATATACTTCTGGACTTGTAAATAATTGCTCTAGCCATATTGCTGTTTCTTCTGTGATAAAATCTGTATTTAAAGATAAAGTTTCTTTGGAGTTTGTTCTAAATGTTTTAGTACCACCTTTATATCCTCTTAATTTAAAATTATCATCATTCCAAGTACCTTTTAGTTGTTGGAAATTTTTCCTTGTCGTATTTACTGTTCTTATATTTTTCTTAGTAAAGTTAAAATAATCCCAAGCACCATGTCTATTTAACCATGTTAATCTAAGCTTCTCAAATCCTTTACAATCATTTTCTACAATGTTAAATGTATATGATTGTGTAATAGGGTCATCATTATCATCTTGCGCTTGTATTTTATAACTTTTAAAAGTAGATGTCGTTGTGAAATGTTGCTTTATATTTGCAGTACCAACACCACTAAAAACTAATTTACTATTACTATTTTGATGGCTAACTCCAATACCACCAAATGTAGGTAGATTTACTATATTTTTTGTATGGACTATGGAGCCTGTTCCATCCAATCCATCATAAAAGTTTATCTGTATTCTTCTAACATGTGTATTGCTTGCGCCTGAACCTGCAGTTGTAAAATCGCCCTCTAAATTGTTAAAGAATGCAACTGTATGATAATCATTCAATCCTATTTCTAGTGTAGTTGGACAATCTGTTAAAAATTTAGCACTATCATCATTTGCTATATAATTAAATATATCTAAATTGTATCCAAAATCATCATTTATTGTTTGTAATACATCATCTTCTTGTAGAGTACCATTATAGATAATAAATTCATCTGACTGTTTTACTACGCTATCATCTATTTGTGGTGCATCATTTTCTGCATTTGAATATTGGATACCAAACTCTATTTGTAATAATCTAACCGTGTTTTGGTTAGTTGCAAATTGGTCTATAACATGTATAGGATGTTCTAAATCGTTAAATGGATTGCTTTTAAAAGTAGAAAATTTGTTATGTACGTCACTTACTTTTCCACCTAAATTATCACTCGTAACATAACTTTGTAATACTTTACTAAAATCAAATATGCCTTTTCCTCGTCCATTTGGACTTACTTTTAATGTAACCACATGTTGTTGTTGCGCTACATTAGTCTTTGCTACTCTTACTTTTGCTATAAACTTTACATTAAATTTTGTAGCTGTTAATTGGTCATCCTCTACAACAAATATAATTGGTTGGTAAACAGGTATAACATTAAATAATGGTTTTTGTCTAATATTCATCTTTATGTCTTAAATTGTCCTACAAAGTCTTTATTAAAGGCAATGGCAAATTCTTTAGGAAAGTCTCTTATAAACCTGTTTAGTGGTTTACTATAAAAACTTAAACCTTGTATTCCTCTAAAATATATTTTTCTTGCTATCAAAAATTTTAAACTTTGTCTTGTTATAAATCTTCCTTTTTCATCTCTTGGTGCTAATCCTCTTTTTACTATCCACTTGTCAAAAACTCTTGTTGGTGGCATTTTGTTTGTATATTGGTAAGGTGTACTACGTTTTTGGTTTTTGTAGTCAATGTAGTATCTTCTTTGTTTTGTTCCACTAACTCCTTTTTCTACAAATTGTCCATAATCCGACATCTTAAACTCTATAATAAATTCTCCTGCATTTTCTTTTACCTCATAGTTTATAGAGTTTAGCAAAGTTCCACTAACATTCTTATCACTCTGTTTAAGTGTGTTTTTTGCTTGGCTGACAACCTTTTTACCAAACGACTTTAAGTAATTTCTTACGTTACGCACCTGCTACAAATATTTCTACTGTTACATTCTGGTCTGCACTATCTACTATAATACTTTCTAAGTCTTTCATAGTAGTTTCTATGCTTGCAGAAGAATCATTTACTGCTATAGCGTCATGTGGCGTACCCATCATAAAAGATTGACCTGCAGGTAATGATATAGTAGCACTTCTTTCTGCGTCGCTATCATTATTATTTGCATCAATTTGTAAAGATAGATTTACATTATTGGTACTATCTAGGTTAGTTATTCTTATATATTTTGTATCCTGTATATCTACTGCGCCATCTTGACTTGCAATAGTATCTTTCGTTAATACTACTGTTCCATCAGAGTTAGCAGGTATCGTTACTACTCTTTCTAATGTATGTTCTATGCCTGTTATTGTAAGTTGGTTGGTAGAACCTCTTACCGAACCATTTAAAATTACATTTTCTGTGATTGTTACTGTTAAATTTGCCATTATTTTTTATCTATTTGTTTTAATTTTCTTATTGCCCATTCTACTCCACTAGTTCCACCCCAAGCATCCCACATTAGACCACCACATCCTTCCGAATATGGTACATCTTTGTGTTGTTGATGTCTTTTAAAACTAGCCATTCTTGCTATTGTATCTCTACTTATATTTTCTCTTCTTGCTAATTGTCCTGCTCTTGTCCAACCTACTCTTGTACCACAAGTCGTTCCATTTTCCTCTTTCCATTTTATTGCCCTCTTTGCATTGTTTGTTGCTGCCTTTGGATAATCGTTATATGTCTCAAATTTTCTGCTTATAGCATCTAACTTGTCTAATGTATCGTCATATTTCATAAGTAATCTTTGGTGGTATTATTTGTATTCTTAATTTTCCTATCTTAATTTTTATCATTTGCCTATTGGTGTTGTAGGTTGTGGTATGTTACAACTGTTAAAGTCTTGTTCCACTATTATTGGTATAGTAAATGTCCATCCACTAACTGCGTTGTCAAATCTTTCTGTGAATGGTTCTATCGTAAAATCGTTATCCACAAAATATTTTTCTTCTTCTCCATGTTGTGCATTATATTTAAACAAACTCTCTCCACTTTTAAACGTTGCTATAATATCTGTACAAATGCTAAGGCAATCGCTTAGCACTTCTTGTTCATTACTTTCATCTGGTTCTACTAAATCCATAATGAAAACTTGGAAATTAAACGTAAATTGTCCTTGTGATGCCACAACAGTCTGTGGTACAATATGCATTAGTGGATATAACGTATTTTTTTCTAAATCCATCTCAAATATATCACCACTACTAACTTGTTGTATTTGGTAATGATTTACTCCTAGTTGTTCTAGTGTATCTATAAGATTATTGTAAGTTTTATTATTTACCATTATTTACACTTTTTAGTTCATTTAAATCTGCTTCATACGTTAGCCATGTTAGACAAACATATAAACTTAGATTTGTTATATTATTTAGATTTACTATTTCTCCTTTTGTTAAATTATACATTATACCAAACCAACCCCATTTTTTAGAAAATTCTTCTCCTGTTGTTATATTGTCATCTTGCTCTGTTCTAGAGAATACCAAGGCAAATTGCTCAATAGTTCTCTTACGAAAGTCCAAAAAAAAAGCAATGCGTTTTGCACTTGCTCTGCTTTCATTTGTAGAAATTTATTTGCTCTCATCCCTGTTGTTGCACTATCATATGGTGCAATAGTATAATAAGATTTGTCTTTGTCAATTATTGGTCTAAATAATATAGCCATAATCTTATGTAAATTCTTATTTATATCTATTTTTATATATTGCTCCAAATCTGCGTATTCTCCTAACGTTATTTCTTCTAAGTCTGGTATAAAACCATATTCATCATTATTTATTTTTACTATTTTTCTAAGATAAGTGGATTGTTTTGCTTGCCTATCGCTACATTTCTTAAATATATCTACAACATGCGCCAAACTTAGTTTGTCTAGTATTTTTGTAGGAATATCCGCCATCATATTTATTAATTCTTGCGTTTGCTCTATCTCTGTGCCATCTTCTTTTTCCAATAACCTCATCCATTTTTCTAGTGTTACATCACTCCATGACTTTATAGTAAACTCTTTTACTTCTTCATTTTCTAAAATCTTTATTGTCATAATCTTAAATAGAAATTTTTTACTTTTAGTTTATCTTTTTATATTTGCAGAGTTTCGTAATGAAATGTTTTGTTTGTTGGCAGGAATAGACTGGAGACTTAATTAATTTTCTAAGTACAGGTTTGTTCCTGCTTTCTTATTGTATATAGTATCTACCATAGCTAGTATCTATTTCATAATACATTCTCATAGCCATAGCATCTGCATAGTCAGGAGAACGACCAAGTATAGCTTTTATCGTTTCTTTTGGTACAATTTGTAATTTATTGTCCTTATCTTGGTCTTTGCTTCTTATCTGTTCTAACTCCTCTATCATTGTTTGTTTTATATTTACATCATTCATACTTATACCTATCTGTGCTGTATTTATCATACTTGCTAACTTGTAGTAACATTGCGTTTTAAGATTTTGGTAATTTTCTTTTTTTATTGGTCTAGAATTGTTTACAAAACCTCTACATCTTAGATAATCTTTAACTCCACCACCAACGCCATCCTCATCTACAATTATGTTAGATAATTTAACTTGCTCTTGTTGTTGTATTTGTTTAATTTGCTCTACAACATCATTTATAGCGCTTTTAAGCAACGTTCTTACTTTTGTAATATGTAACCCTTTCCATAACATTATAATTGTTTTATCGTTACCAAATCGTGCTACATCACAGGTTATATATTTTTCTCCATCTATGCCTTGTTGGTCAAATAGTCTAACTATTGCATCATAGTTGCATAAACTATCGTCTGACACATCATATTCCCAATTACCAAATAGTAACCTTTGTTTACTTAGTTCGTCAAGTGTTTCTAGTTGTGTTTTATAGAATTTACTTATATATTCATTGTCATCTACTAAGCTTTGTATAAATCTTCTATGTTTTTTTATAGTACCATCTTTTGCAGGTTTATAATATTGTGTATAAACCCAATTTTTAGCAGGATTGCAAGTCATAAGTAACTTAGGTATGATATTGTACTTATCTAACTTGTACCTTAATCTACTTGCTACAATATTTTTTGCCTTTTCTGTAATTTGGTTTGCCTCATCTATGAATGCACCTGTTATCTCTAACGAACCTAAGCTATCAAAGTTTCTGTCTGATGGATATAAGAACAAATCTTTTAGTATTATCTCTGAACCATTATAAAACTTTATAATATTTGTACTTGCATTAAAATTATAATGTTTGTCTGCTATAATATTCCAATGTTGGCAAACTTCAAAGAATGTATTTAACGTGGTTTTTTTAAGTGCATCTAACTTACTACGCCCCATTAAATATCTTGTACCTGCATATTTAAGACATACTATAATTATCCATGCACAACCAACCCATGACTTACCACCACCTGCTGCACCACCAAATAGTATCTCTGTTGTTTGTTTGTCAAATAAGTATTCTATTGCCTGTTCCTGCGTATAAGTAAATTTAGCATCAATAGTCAATACCTTTTATGTTTACATTTATTTTTATAGGTTCATTGTCGCTAGTAATATCTAAATGCGTTTTTTCGTTCCAACCTAACCTCGTTTTAGCGGCATGTATAACCACACTAGGTACTTTGTCCTTAACACATTCATAATATTTTGACTTAATAAAATCGTTTTCTATATTTTGTATCTCCTTTACTTGCTCTGCAAACTCTTTATCCTCTTTCATCCATTTATAAAAGTTTGTTCTACTTAACTCTGTTTGCTTTAATGCAGTTGTAATAACGCCTAGGCTATTTTCTAAAGCTTTTAGTAAACGTTCTTTATTTATGCGTGTTCTATTTTGTTCCATTTCTACAATATTTATCCATGTTTATATTATATGTATATCCAAGTTCATTAAGTATTCTTTTTATCTTGGTCATTGGAAAAGATTGACTAGCATATCCTAATCTAAATATGTAATTTTTAAACTCTGTCAAATCAATGACACTATGTTTTGCTACATATTCTTGTATTTTAACTTTCGTAGTTTGTTTTTTTATTTTGTTAAATACATCACCATACTCATCTTCTTGTCTTAAACTCATAAATAACTTATCTATTTTTGTTGCATGTGTTTCCAATAACAGCTTATTACTTTCTTTATATTTATACTCTCTGGTATTATCCTGTAATAATTTTGCTATAATTTCATACTGTTCTTCTTCATTATTAAATAGATATGGATAGTTTTTATCTACTAACTCTGGAAAAGTAACTTTATTTGGTGCAATTACAAGTTGGTCATTCATTATACTTTCTGCTACACTTATACAAAATGTTTCATGCCTACTATTTATTACGTTTGCATGGCATTTGGATAACTCTTTAAGATAATCGCTATGTAAACTAAATGACTTTATTTCTACATATGGCTTATTTTCTATGGCTCCTAAGTTGCCTTTATCTCCTGCTGTGACTATAACTTTAAATGTATATTTTTCATATAGTCGGTCAAACATCTCAAATGTGTTCTTCCAATTTTTGTATCCATCTAACCTATGATTATAGATAAAAGTATACATGTGATATTTTTCATCTGTTTCTATTCTGTTACAATAACCACCTATTTCCACTTTACAAGTATCTTTTAATAATTGTAGTTGTTTTTTGTTAAGTATATCCTCTGCTTCTTCCATTAGCATATTGTAACAATGTTGCGTATGAAAATAATTTATATCTACAGTCATACTTCCTATAATTTGGTCTAACATTATATGTTTACATGGTAAATAACTTGTCAGATGTTCTAAACTTCTATGTATAACGTAATGATGATAGTTAAATACTTTCATTCTTGACTTCTCTAGTAAAGTGTCTTGGAAATACTTAAAATGATGTCCTCTTTCCACCACATTATTCCATACTATGTCAATAGCATATTTCTTAAATATTTCTCTTATGATATTTGTGTTAAAATGAATTACTTGGTGTTTTTTACCTCTAGGAAAAGGCATCTTAATTATCTTTATATTTTTATCTATATCATCTTGGTAGTATTTTCTATTGCTGTCAAGGATAAGAAAAAAATTGTAGTTATCTGTTTTTATAAGTTCATTACATAATTGTTTTATGATTATATAATTGCTATCTGCGTTCATATTATCCACAGAGAACATTGGATATATCAGTATATTTAGTTTTGTATTTTGCATACTATTTTGTCGTATAAGTTTGTTAATTTATCTAATTCTGGTCTTATTCTGCTAAATTCATCTTTAGGTATTTTCATTGTTACTATAACCTCACTTAAATCATAAGTTTCGTTTTCATCCATAAGTTTCTCCTCTGCAAATATATCATCTGTATTTTGCCATACATCCATACCCCATGATTCTAAATCTGCTGTACTCCATTCATTACCTAACATATCCCAATTCCACTCTCCAAAATTAACATTGTCTTTAATTACAAATTCTTTTTTTTTTTCGTCAGTTAAATCCTTTGCTTCATATATCCATATATCTTTTAATCCTGCTTCTTTACATGCTTTCCATCTCATATTTCCACCAAGTATAGTCATATTTTCATCTACCACTATTGGTCTTATTTTTAGCATCTCTGGAAAATTTTGTAAACTTTCTACTAACTTTCTAAATTTACTATCCTTAACTATTCTTGGATTGTTTGGATTGCCTTTTATTTTGTAGGTCTTTATCTGTTTTATCATTTTTATCTGTTTTTGGTTCTATTTTGTCTGTGTATTCTGCTAAAGCTTGGTTTTTTGTCGTATCAATTATAAGTTCTATCATAAATACACCTATTATAAGTAAAAATCCAATGCCAATAAGTAAAAGAAATATCATGAACATTTTTCTAGTTTTCTAATTCTTTCTGTGTTGTTTAATCTACGCTTTAACTCATTGCTTATTGTTTTGCGTATAAAAACTTCATTAATATTAAACTTTTCTTCCATTTCTTTAGAACTATTTGCATGAGGATTATTAAAAAAATATTTAATAATTTTCTTTGCTAACATTTTGTATTGTCTTTGTGAAAGTATTTTTTTATTTTTCATAATATTTATCATATAATTTTTTCATTGCATTATACATTTGATTTAAGCAACTAACACAATTTGTATTGGTTTTAAAGTTAGTCTTATATATTTTATTGTATAACTCCACAAATTTTTTTTTAGTTTCTACATCAGGGGCTTTACCTGTTTTTATTTTTTGCCATATGCAAAGTATTTCTTCTTTTAAATTTTCTTCCTTGTTTTTATAAGGAAACATTTCGTTAAGTTTTTTTTGCCTTTCATCACAACCACAATCTTCTTTACCAACTGCATTAGCTATTTTTTTTGCTAACTTATCTATCTTGGTTGCTGATGTTATTTTTTTTATTGTATCTCCTAAACCTTTACTCTTGGTCATCTAGTTCTTCTTTTATTTCCTGTCTTATCTTATTTATTGTATTATATATACTATTTCTACTAATACCTGTTTTTTCTGCTAAACTATCCAAAGTGTTGTTTTCATAGTAATATAATTTAAATATTTCTTTATCATACCAATATTTAGTATCTAATATTTCATCTATTTTTTCTAAGTATTGCCATTTTATATCAGGTGCCTCATTCGGTATATTTTTATAAGGTTTCACACCTGCAGTAGCAGAGTAGTTCCAACTAATATTTTCATAATATTTTTTGTATTTATAATAGTATGGACTTTTTGTGCTATGAACAGAACGCCTCATAACCACTCCTGCATACCTTAACAAACCATCTTTACCATCTTTATCATAAATCTTTTGTAATGTTGTTTGGTTCATTTGCAACATATATACTAATGTTTCTTGTACGATTTCCTGTATTTCATTATAATCCTTAATTAGTCCATATGCCATATATACCATTGTTTGCCTAAGATTAGCAATTATATTATGCAATTCATTCATTTATAGGTTCTATTTCTATGAGTGATTTAATAATTTCCTCTGTTTTTGCACCTATGAGAAATTTAAAACTATTTATTTTGTTAGAATTTTTTTTTGTTCGTATTGCAGATAGATATGCCTGTGTAAGTAATGATAAATTTATTGGTATAATAAATAGAAAATCTTGCCAATTACCTACATGAGTACCAATTTTGTAGCTATTGTGATATTCTAACAATAAATCAAGTATTTCTTCATATTCCTTACATTTTTGCTTGGTAGATACTTCTGTTACGAATCCTAAAAGTAAGTGTATATAATCTAGGATTAATATTTTATGTAACTCATTTACAAAATCTATTTTCCTCACACTTAAATATATACTTATTTGTTAGTCAATACCTTTGGTATTTTTTAAGTTTTTAACAAGGTTTTGGTAATAACTTATATCTTCTTTGTACTCACCTCTAGTACGTTTCATAGTTGAGTTAGCTAAATTTGTTAGATATTCCACTTCTTCAACGCCAAACTCCATACTTAATTTTGTTCCAAATTTGTATTGTTCGCCTTGTTCATACATATTGCATTTTACACATTGTACTTGACAATTAGTAGTATTCCATCTTGTTGTATGATATCTACGACTTAGGAAATGACCACATTGCATTTTTTTGTAATGGTCTATCTTACCACAAGTATAGCATTCTGTATATCCATTTTCATCTGCATATCTTAAACGTATATACAAACTAAACCATTTGTCTAAATCCTTTTTAAGTTTGCTTAACGTTTTCAATAAATTTTCTTACGTTGTCAATAATATCCATTCTTAATTTATATTCTACGATTTGTGCCATTTTGGTTTCGCCATTTTGTTTTTTATAGCGTGTTGGCACTTCTACAGGAATAGAATCTATTTCATATCCTTGTTGTCGTAGTCTATAAATTATACCAGATAACCTATAGGCGCCATAATTATTTATAGCTTCTTTTTGTGTTAATCTACGTCCATCCTTTAAATGTTGTAGTATATCATTTGTTTGTGTTTCCATTATTTAATAAATTTTGTTTGTAATATTTAACTTCCTCTGGCTTCCTGCCCATTGTATGAACTTCATAATAGGCTTCATTTAATCTTTTTTTATGCTCAAGGCACCAACGATAAAACGTACGAATATTTAAAAAACTATCTTTTGTATCTATTCTTACTCCTAATCTAAATGCCTCATCTACATCTTGTATCGTTAATCTTTTTAACCTGTTATCGTTTTGTAAATCATAAGTAAATGTTTTAGTTAATATTGCTAATGTTTTTCCATCTGTTTTAAATCCTAACTCTATTGCTGTGCGAGATATAATATCATATAGTTTGTCTTTCATAAGTATTGTTTGCCTTTTTCATATTCGTTTAATTGTATATCTATTTTAGATAATGTTTGTATTTTGTTTTTATTTAGTGTATTGTTAGATATATTTGTTTTGTTTCTTCTTTCCCATGTCCTAACACTAGCTTTCCAATCTTTCATTTTATTTTTACCAACCATCCAATTTTTACTATCATAAAAATCACAAAACGCCTCTGCATCAACGTTATTTTCTCTCTCAATACAATAATTTTTAACTTGTAAAATTGTTGGTCTCTTAAAATATTTATTATTTATTTTTATTTCTTTATTATTATTATTAGTTATTAAGTTATTATAGTCCTTGTTATTAAGAAACTTAACAAGTACTTCTGTATTTATTTTGTAATGCATTTTAGCAGGTATGCCTTTCCTTTTTGTTTCTATAATTTGTAACTCTTTTAAGTATTGCAAAGCTTTTCTTTGTTGATGCGGACTTAATGTAGTATCGTCTTGTATATTTTTTTCAGTATTAAAAAACCAACCATCCACTAACAGATGATTGGTTTCAAAATACTGCTCTTTACTAATTAAATCTGCTAAAATGATTGTAGGTTTTAAACCTATTTGCTTAACCAAATTTTTATTAACGATAAGGAAAGCAGAGCTGCTTAGTAAATGTTTCATACTTCTATATTTATTGTATGTTCAAATTTATACATAATACCTTTAACCAATTCAATAGTTTTTGTGAATGATTTGTAGTCGCTATTTATAGTGTAATTAAAATATTTAGATGTAATAAATATTCTAACTTGTATAACATCTACCTCTGGTATATCATGTTTGCTTAACTCATGCAAAAAATGTCTTTTAGAAATATGATAAAGTTTTTTATTATGATATGCATTATAGACTGCATCAAAATAATTTCTATATAATGGCCATGTTGCAAAATATATCTTATGTTTCTTTTCATAATGATATATATTTGACCTCGTTCTATTTACAACCTTAGCAATAGTGGTATAATGTATCCTTTTCTCAAATCTTGCTATATTACAAGCAATAATTCTTGCTAAGTTTATATTTTGTTTCCTAGAATCGTTATATAAGTCCATTTTGTTCAATCCACAAATTTTTGTAGTTATATCACAAATATTTAGAAACTCATCCTCATCTGTAATTGCAATTTTTTTCATAATTAAAACTCAGAAAATGCAGAGTTAGACAAAGAATTTGGAACATTAGTATGTGTTTTACCACTTATTATCCATGTAGTAAATATTTCTGCTGTATCAATTACCTCATTAGGAGAACATTTACTAGAATCACAATAATTTGTTGCATTATATAATCCTACTTGCCTTGCAATAACAAGCTCTTTTCTTGTATCCTTTGCTTCCCAATCTTGTTTAGTCATTTTATCATCTTTTTTAAGATAATTGTTAAACTCTTCACGCATTGGACTAACTGACTTTGCTTTAGTATATTCGTGCTGTCCTAAATCACCAGTAAACTCGTATGTTAATTCATAACCTACCTCTTGTTTTTTTGTTTTACCTATGTCTAATTTATCGCCATTATCCATAATTAGTTTGTGATATAGTATATTGTATTTACCAAATGGTTCGCCAACGCTTACCACTTCTTTTATTTTAGCTGTTTTCATGTTTATCTATTTTAAATTGTTGCCTACTATTAAGGGGTTCGGCATTCCCTAATTTATCTATGTGTTTTTTAAGTTGTTCTTTAATATAATTTATATCTATCCATTCCAAAAATTCGTAAGCAGGTATAACAATAGTAAAATCTTTACCATTACTATCTGTACCAGATAGCATAAATTCTCCATTTGCACACATCATAGTATGTATATCATGTAAACTTTCAAATCTCATCTAATAATAATTACTAAAGGTTTAGGATTGCTTTCGTACATTTCCATATAATATTCTCTTTTCTCACTATTTTGCAAATCATACTCATAAACTCCTCTGCTTTCCCAATTTTGTTTAGCAGTATAATCTGCAATTTCTTTTTCTGTACCAATAAGTCTAACATAATTTGCAGAGCCAATATCGTTATAATAGTCGTTGGTAAGTGCATCCTGTCTTTGTACACCAATTTGGACGCCTTGCTTTAGTAAATAATCCTCTGCTATAACCATTAAATCATCCATAGCTCCTGTATTAATTTAGTGACTAAATAACCTAATAGAAATATAAGCGTAAAAAGAACAATCTTATAGTCGTATTTATCCATAAATCTGTGAAATTTATTTTTGTAAAATGTTTCTATACGATAAACAGGTTTAGAAAAAGTATGATTGCTATTTGCTCTAAAGAACCTGTCAAGTTCGTCTGTTGTAAGATTTTTGGCAACCACATTGCCTGTATCTTTGTGATATATATTGTGTAATGTTTCCATGTGTTTTGTTTTTAATTGTTTTTATTATTTATATAAGTTCCCAATCTATTACTTCAGTATAATAAGGGTTATGACCAAATTGTTCAGCGCATAAGTCAGACGCTTTCATTCTAGCTTGCCATTCTGACTTTGCTTTGACTGTATAAACTATTGTATTTATTTCGTCTGATTTGATCGGATTTTTTTTAACCTCTACTTCTACTATGTATTCATATGTATTTTCCATTTTTTTTGTTTTTGTTTGTTAATATGTGTAAATATAAAAAGAAAGTATTGTTCCTGCAACTTATTTACAAGTATCTGTATAGTAGTTACTAACAATATAAAGTTAGAATTGTTGTATAATAAATGATTCATTATCAATAGCCCAATAAAAGGTTGCATCCATAATAGCGTCCTCATCTGGATAATCCTCTTTATCGTAGTCTTTCCAAAACTCTTTTATATCATCATATTCTGTATATTCACAACACAATGCAATAGGGTCAAATTCCATTTCCTGTCCTGTGGATTCCTCATATTCTTCACAAATTTCCCATAATGCTTTTAATCCTTGCTCCGAGAAATTATTTGGTCTGTTTTTATAGAACCAATCTCTAAATTGGTAATAGTTTACGTTTGTTTTCATTTTTTTTTAATTTTTAAGTTCATGTTTTGTAATTTTTCTACCTAGCGCTTTTTCAAATGCTTCAATCATTTTTATTTCACATGAAGCATTTCTTTTGAGTTGTTTAATAACTCTAATCAATTCTCTTTCTGTAAAATCGTATATAACTTTCATAACTATAGTTTTTATTTGATTATTGTTAATTTATTAATTTCCCATTTTGGTATCATATCACCATTGCATAATAAAATATTATGTTTATATAACATGATTACTTTTGCAATTTCTGTTCCTGTTTTACCAAACATGAATTCTTTTTTGTATTGTACTTTTGTTCCTGGTTTTAAATTTTTCATAATTTTTTTTTTTTTATTAATAAATAGGTTGTGGATAATATCCTAGCACTTCAATTTCAGCAGGAAAAAATGTATTTTTTCTCCTTGCACGAGCTTTAGCAGTAATGATTGCACTACGATTTTTACCCCAAGTAGGTTTAGAAAGTTCAGAAAATATACCTTGAGAAACATATAAATCAAATGTATGTTTATCCATTTTGTATTTTTGTGTTTTGTTCATTGTTTTGTTTTTTGTTTGTTAATTATTGTACAAATATAAACATATTCCATATATCCTGCAACTATAAACAACTTTCTGTTTAGTATTTATTAACAGATATCTTGTTAGCAAGTATATACAAAGTACATTTTTTTCTTTACAGAACTACTTATATATTTGACCAATAATTACAAAACATTACATTATGAATATATTTTATTTACACAAAAATCCTATCATTGCACCATCATTCTTATACAACAAACACGTGGTCAAAATGATATTAGAAACTGCACAGATGCTTTGTACTGCACATCATCATTACGCAGATAAACACAATTATGACAAATCATATATACCTTACAAACCTGCTTATATTAATCATCCTAGTACAAAATGGGCTAGGCATAATGCAAAAACTTACAAGTGGTTATATGATTATTTCGTATCTATCAATATAGAGTACTACTCTAGATATGGCAAAATACATACAACTTATAAAAAATGCAGGAAAGCACTTGCAGATATTCCTGTTGGTATTCCTAGTGGAAAATTTATACAACCACCACAATGTATGCCAGATGAGTACAAAACAGACTGCAGTTTAGATGCTTATTGGAACTATTATATTGGTGCCAAACAGCATATTGCTAACAAAAACGAAAATATTATCACAGAGGCATTAGTAAATTAATTGGTATTTGACCATTGTTAAGTATAACGCCAACACCTATAGCAGGTTTTTTACCATACTTAGCATAAGCCATTGCATAACTATCGTGGTCTATACCACATCCAACTTGCATACCAAAAACTCTAAATCTTTTGCCTACATAGTGTTCACAATACGCTTGTGTATGTAGATGACCTTGTACTGTATTCATCATATCTGCACGACATTTAGTACGAGCAGTTCCACCCTCGCCATGTATATACTGTACACCATCTAGTTCTAGGCGTTCCACGAAGTTCCATTTAGGCACCTCGAGAACCTCTTTATATGTTCTTATCCACTTGCTAGGTATAGAACTTGTTTGTGCCTTACGCATACACATTCTATCATGATTGCCAAGTATAACTGTAGCATTTGGAAATGCTTTGTACCAACGACTTATCCTAGATATTGCTAACTCTAACTCATCTGCACCACCTAAACCATCTGCATCTGTTTCATGATAACTACTATAGTGGTTGTCTATAATATCTCCTATAAATATAACATCTGTAATAAAAAACCTTTCTTTTTGCTCAATACAAAAGTCTAAGTATTTATCTAAACAGAATGGTTCATGCAAATCACCGATACATAGAACATTTCTGCTATTAGAACGTACATATTTTAGGGCTTTAATTTCCTGTTTTTTTAAACGATATCTATTGGATAGCACCTTTGCCTAAATCTGCTACACCCTGTGCGCCTGTCAAAGTAACTAAAGCCCAAAATATCTCGCTTACTGCATCTTCAGAAACTCCTAACGCTCTTGCGACTGCAGGAATTACTATTGCCGCTATGGTAAACCAAACTTTTTTAGATTTTAGTATTGTTAAAATTAAATATTCTTTCATTTTTATTTATTTTAGTTAATAATCGTATGTCCATATTACTCCTAAATCTTTGTCAAAGTCTAAATCACAATGAATAAAATTTCTTCCTAATCCTATCCTAGTAAATCCTACTTCTAACAAAGCGCTCATAATAAGAAATCTTTCTCTATTGTTTGTATAAAATATATCTGCCGCTAAACCTTTTAGATGAGAACTACCAACTCTGCCACCAACTTTTTTGTTCCATTCTTCTGTTCTATATCCACTTGTTATACGAAATGGTATATTTGCTATTCCTCTAGCTTTATCTAACAACTGTATAAAAGTTCCATCCATATCCTTTCCACTTTCTGGTTTATCTGGACTATCAAACTCAGAAAATTTAAAATATTTGAGATACATTAATTATATTTTAAGAATTTATATATTGTGAATGTTATAGCTAAGACAAGAGATACGAATGTAAGTATCTCATTGACTTGTGCCATACTTAATCCTATTGCACTAACGTTTGCTAATCCTACTTGTACTGTGTCTTTTATCTCGTTCATTTTTTAAATAGCATTTAAGTGCCTTTTCATTTTTTGGTTTTGGTTTATATCCTATTTTCCTCATCTACTTATATCTGCAGTTAGGAAATCATCTAATGTTATTTTACCTGGTCGTTCATCCATTTTTTCTAAATTTATTCCACTATAGAATGCAGTTTTATCAGGTTGTACATCTGCGCCACTAGAGGTAGAATATTCAGGAAATAAATTATTGTTATGTCTTAGATAGTCAATTAGTCTTTCTGTATAAAACTCTGCTGTGTTTCTAACTTCTTCTCTTAAGTCAAGAGCCTCATCTCTAGATAATGGTGTACTGTTTTCTGCGTTCTTTTGGACTATGTTGTTGTTCATTATCTTATATCTAAGAAATGGAATGCACTCAAAGAAACTCCAATGCACCAATGTGTCTTGTATATAATCCTCTACAAGTGTTTGGTAATTACCTGTTAATGATGAGCCAGATATGTCGCTTTGTAATTTCTCAAATAGGTCAGTTCCTAAAACGCGTTCAATATGTTTTTTCTGTGCTACTTTAAGATATGGTAATAAAAACTCTACATCCACGTTTCCTGTGATTGCAGTAGAATCTTTTAGCTTATTTTCTGATATGAATAAAACGTAACTCATCTTGCTTATCTTTTATTTACAAATCCTTGGTTTGGCATATCTATTGGTGCAACAGATACTTCTTGTGCATTTCTAGGTAATTTAACTCCTCTACTTTTTGCTTCTGTTGATGTAATAACTTCATCACTATTTTTTGGTCTATTTCCTTTTTGTACAAGTATAATCCTAAACCATTTATGATAGCAATTGGCTCCTCCTTTGTATTTCCAAATTGAATATTTGTCAGAGCCACCTCTTCCCCATCCCGGATTTACTGCTCTTTTTCCCATTTCTAGAATATCTTCTTTTCTATATATTTTATTAGCTGCTAACATTTTTCTACAAAACTCTCTTTCACCAGATTTTTTACCTGCATATCTATATCTTACTCTATAAATGTGGTCTTTATATTTCTCTTGGTTTGTAGTTTGGTCTTGTCCACTTTTTCTATTTGGATATGCGCTACCTGTACTTGCTAATTGGATATGGTTTGCGTTAAGTTCGTTCTCAAAATCAAAATCTTCCATTTCGTCGCCTGTATCCTCTTCATTTATAATTTCCCACGAATCATCCATTTCTTCTCCAAACTCTGCTAAGAACGCTTCTAATTCTGTTTTATGCGTACAGGAGTCATCACATTCTTCTAAGCTCTTTTCACAATTACAATCTTTGCTTAAATTAGTAATTTGGTCATGGTTAGCACATGGCATATATACAGTCTTACCATTATATTCGTGTTCATGGTATCCACTACAACCTAACTCTTCTGCTTTAGCAATAGCTTCTTCTTTACTATCATACACAGGCATTCCATCTATGTTTGCTACTTTTTCTAATTCTTCTTCTGCTACAACCTCGTTGTCTTGTAATGGTGCAAGTCCAATCATTTCTCTTATTTCATCTTGTGTCATTACTTCTTTCATATCATCTACACCAAAGACACTTGCTATTGGTTGTACTTGTTTTATAGATATAGGTAGATTAATATTATTGACTGTTAGTATTTTTGTAATTATTTTAAGTATATGTTCTTGGTATGGTTTTACTACAGTAGATTGGTATATCTCAAA